GGAGGCCGTCCGTGGTAGGGGCATTCAAGTTCTCACGGACGTTCATGAACCTTGGCAATGTGGCGCTACGAATGCTGATATCATTCAGATTCCTGCGTTCCTTTGTCGTCAGACTGACCTTCTAGCTGCGGCTGCAGAATCAGGTAAGCCAGTCAACGTGAAGAAAGGTCAGTTCCTATCACCGTGGGAAATGCGCAATGTTGCGGAGAAGTTGCGTAAGTTTGGTTGTGATAAGTTTATGTTCACGGAGCGCGGCACAACATTTGGTTACAATAATCTAGTCGTAGACTTTCGTTCACTCGATATCATGAAACAATATACTAACAGCGTTATCATGGATTGTACGCATGCGGTCCAGCTCCCAGGCGCGCACGGGACTAGTTCTGCTGGCGAGCGTAAGTATGTTCCTCTTATGGCTCGTGCTGCTGTTGCTGTTGGCGTATCTGCTGTGTTCCTCGAAGTGCATCAAGACCCAACCAACGCACCTTCTGATGGTTCGAATATGATTTATCTTGACGACTTCTACAAATTAGTATATGATTTAGTAGAGTTGGATAGCGTTGTTAAATACAAATTGAGCATGAGAAAGGCGGAAAAGGCATGGGAAATATCACCGGAAAAGTCTGGGGTGACACCAGCGTAATTATACAGAATCCACTAGTTGAACTGCATAAGATCAATATCAAGGCTGGCTATAAGTGTTCGGAGCATAAGCATGTGCACAAATGGAACGGATTCTACGTCATCTCAGGAACTTTGGAAATCCATGTACGAAAAAATAACTACGAGCTCACTGATGTCACTACTCTCAGAGCAGGTGACTTTACTAGTGTTTCTCCTGGCGAGTTTCATTGGTTCAACTGCGTCGATGATTGCGTCGCATTAGAACTCTACTATCCCGAACCTCTTAGTGAAGATATCGTTCGCAAGAGCGTTGGTGGTAAGACAGAAACTAAAACTCCCTATAAGCTTATCGCTACGTTGAATTATCCTGATCTACAGACCTATGCTAAGACTGTTGCTGGTGTTTCACCTTGCTGCAATGTGTGTGATATCGATCCGATGACTAATAAGTGTCGCGGCTGCGATCGTACTCCCGAAGAAATCAAAGCGTTCGGTTTATCACACATGCCTGAGGGATATAACAAGTGACAGAAACAGTAGTCGCGAGCGTGATGAGCGCGAACACCTTCATCTCATTGGTCGAGAATCGTATCGGAGAACAAGGTATGAGCTATCTCGAAGCGATTACTGATGTCTGCGAAAAGACTGGTTTGGAGTTTGAGAACGTCTCCAAGCTAATGACTCCCGCTATGCGTAAGTTGCTTGCAGCAGAAGCAACTACACTTAATCTCCTGAAACGCACTGGATCACGGTTACCAATCTAATGGCTATAACATACGTTACCGGAAAAAACAGCTACACAACGATGCGCGATCTTGGTGAGTGGATTCGAAGTCTTAATCTGCCCAACATTGTGTTTATGACTAGTCCTTTGACCGATGATTTGACTATCTTGAATAAAGATAATAAAAATTCACAAAGAATAACTAGATATGCACTTGAAGACGCAGCAGATCCCCACGAAGTTATCTTAGAGGCTATCAGTAATATCATGGCAGTATCTATTGACAAACTTGGCGATATCATTAGAGAAGCGGCGAATCCTAAACCTATGACATACACAACTGATAACACTAGCTCGTCATGGAGCGATGGTATTTACGACTACAATCCTGATGGAACTGTTAAGAGCGTTAGTCAAAACATATTTACACCAACACATCCCATATCAGCAGGAGGCGTTGGGGCTATTGGTGCTGGTGTAGTCAACACTCTGAAAACGTTCACAGATTATGCTCACAGCAGACATGTCGGTTATGTCCCACTGACCGAAGAAGAAAAGCTCATTCGAGATAAGGCATTTGGTCCTTACGAGCAAGCTCTTATCACTACTGCTAAGCAAAAACTCAAGCAGAAATACTGGATGTATATTCCACATGAACTCATGTACAGCAAACATATCGTTATCGCTGGTGGTTGCTGGACTTCACTGTTTCATGGTGATACTCCACGCGATATCGACGTGTTTATTCTTAACGATAAGAAAACTAAAGGCGTTCTTCATACGCATATTCAGCAAGTCAAGTTTAAGAATCCTTCCAGCGAAATCATCAAGGAAGGCAGCTCAAACTATATGGATAATGATAGCATCGAATATACTGCGTTCGATACGATCACTAAGCTTCAATTCATCACGACCAAGTATCCTACTAGAAAAGAACTTGTAGAGCATTTTGATATGGTGCATTGCTGCGTTTCGTATACGCCTTGGGATGATAAGCTCTATATCAGTCGTGATGTGTATGAAACTATCATGAAGAAAGAAATCCGTGCGCAGTCGGGTGTCATGGAGCTTGTGAAACCATACAGAATCATCAGAATGCAAGAAAGAGGTTGGGTCGTTGGAAGGAATTAAAGCCTACCAGAAGTATCAAGCACTCAAGCTCCATTTCACTAGCGACTACGACTTCATCAAGTATGGCGGCAAAGTTCGCAAGATATCTGATGAGTCATTTTTAAAGCGCAAAGATCAGTATCTGTTTCGTAAGCTCGAGCGCAAGTACAGCGACGACGAATTAACTGATTTCTTTGTAGCGAATTTCATTTCACAGGCTGGCGTTCGTTGGGTCGGTGAAATGTCTGGTCCTGAGTCCGAGAAAGTATATATGTCTTGGAAAGGTCGAATGGATACCTTTTCATATAATCTGAAGCAGGATCTAGAATATATAAAAGAGCAGGACGACTGGAAACAGTGCATTATCATTACGACTGGTCATCCTACACTATTGAAAATGTATCTTGGCGGAAAAATAAAAGCAGAGACTATCATTGCTTTTGATATTTTAGTTGGCGATATGTTAGAGAAGTGGAACTCTTTGATAGACGATCAAATCATTTGGCCTGAGTTATATCGTCAGCTAAGTAAGTATCGTCCGTTCGTACGGATTGAACGGGAAACGATAAAAAAAGTTATGCTTAATGTGTTTTCGTCTTGACATTATGCTATATAAGTTATATTATGATTAAGTGGATAAGACGAAGAACTACCCATACAACACATACAACGGAGACATACAAATGAACGAATCTTTTTCTGCCCTCAAGCGTCAGCGTACCTCTTCCCTCGAGCGTCTGACCAAAGAAATCAACAAACTCGCTAATAAGGAAACGGCTTCTAATGAAGACGATCGTTTCTGGCAGCCTGAAGTTGATAAGGTTGGTAACGGCTATGCTGTTATCCGCTTCCTCCCTGCTCCTAATGGTGAAGAGCTTCCGTGGGTTCGTATCTGGAATCATGGTTTCCAAGGTCCAGGTGGTTGGTATATCGAGAACTCTCTCACTACTCTTGGTAATCCTGATCCCGTATCCGAAATGAATTCCAAGCTTTGGAACTCAGGTAACGATAAGGATAAGGAGATTGTTCGTCAGCGCAAGCGTCGTTTGACTTACATCGCTAATATCTACGTCGTTAAGGATCCTGCTCATCCCGAGAACGAAGGTAAGGTATTCCTCTACAAGTTTGGTAAGAAGATCTTCGATAAGATTAATGAGAAGATGAATCCTCAGTTCGAGGATGAGACTCCCGTGAATCCTTTCGATCTTTGGGCTGGAGCTGACTTTAAGCTCAAGATCCGTAAGGTTGAGGGCTATCGTAATTATGATAAGAGTGAGTTCTCAGAGCCAGCTCCTTTGTCTGATGACGAAGACAACATGGAAGCTATTTGGAAGACGGAGCATTCTCTTGCTGCGTTGGTTGCTCCAGATAAGTTCAAGAGCTACGAAGATCTCAAGAAGCGTCTGGATAAGGTTCTGTCTGAGCCAACAGGTGCTGGTCGCAAGACGGAGGAAGACGATATCCCTTTTGATCGTCCGGTTTCGCGTCCAGCAGCTGCACCGTCAGTCGGTAAAGTAACGCCTGCGAAGCCTATTAAAGCTGTAGACGACGATGATCTTGACTTCTTTTCAAAGCTTGCAGAGGACGACGAATAATCGTAGGGTTTATTCCTTTCACCTACGATACCTAGGGGAGCTTCGGCTCCCCTTTTTTTATTGATATCCTATGTTCTGCTTTGCGAGATACTGCTGCAACTGTTGATTGTGTGCGATCATAGGCAAGTTCTGTCCAGCGACTTTGCTGTTCGCTCCACCTTCAGATGAAGAACTGTTCTGTGTTGATTCTTTATTCATCACGATTGGTTTTGCTTCTGGAGATGCTGGTGTTGCTCCAGGTGCAGGAGGAGCTGACGCTGCGGGAACAGCAGCAGGCGCTCCATTAGGAGATCCTGCTCCACCTTTCGATTCATCTTTCGGAGGAACAGAACCATCGTCATTTGGCTTTGCAGTAGGTGCGGTCGCTGCTTGACTTGGAGAACCCATAGTAGGCGTTTCTGCATTAGAAGCAGCATCTCCACCACCGGGAGCAGCTGTCGTTCCATCCGCAGATGTTCCAGTTGATTTACTGGCATTTTTAGATTTGTTGTACTGATCAATAAGCCACTTAGGATAATTCTTGGCGTTCTCAGGACTCATCTTTAAAGCCATATCAATAGCCGAAGTCTGTTGTTC